AGTTCTTAGGAGCGGCATTTTTCATATATGTAATATTAGCGACGGGAAATCCTTTGGCAATTGGCGCTGCGTTAGCGCTGGTCATTACGATGACTGGCAGTATTTCTGGTGGACACATTAATCCCGCGGTCTCGATTGTAATGGCATCTGCTGGCAAGTTGCCAACCAGTGAGATTGTGCCATACTGTTTGGCACAGATTTTCGGCGGTTTAGTCGCACTTGAATTGTACAAGCGATACAGACTATAATCAGTCAACCATATGTAGGTAACATAAAATATTTGGGTTTATGTTACTGCTTGGTAAAAAATTGAAAAACTTTTTGAAATACAATAAATTGCAACCTTTAAACTTCATTAATAGAAGAACAATAATAAAATGCCACACTGGACCGTTAATACATTGAATAATGTCAGCAAGTTGCCTTACGAGTTACAACGCGAAGTCTATAATCTAATCGATTTTGATACCAAACTATCAGTTGTAATGGATCGATACCCAACAATGCAAAGAGATAGCCAACGACATGAGGTTGCTGACACAAACAACGCGAATGACATATTTGAATGGTTTTCTGAGAAAGAGTTGTCAGTTATTTACCGACAAGGATATTTATGTAAGTTATTCCAATACAACGAGCATTCGCGGCGATGGCAACTTAGCCCAACGTTTCTAAATCTGTTGCCAACCATTACAATGCGCGGTTATTCATACGCGACAATTGCAAATGTGTCGGAAGAACCACAACAAATCAACATCACACATCCAGTATATGATATGATAGAGAGACTTCGCACACAAGACATCAGTTCAGTCAAAACCAGATTGATATTGTCATTGTCAGTTATGATGCACACAGATGTAGGTGATATGAAATTCAATTACTACATTCGCAAAGTGGCATACCAAATAATAGTGGCGAGCAACGTATATAAACGAACTTGCGTCAAAGCAAGAATTCGTCGTGAAGCGGAACAGCAGCTTTTAAGTCAGGCAAGGGAACAAGCTCGATTAGAACGAATGGCTCAACGGGAGATTGAAATGGAACAAGAACGTATCAGAATACAGACAGAAAAAGAGCTAGAACGACAACGTATTGCTGCTGAACGACTTGACCTTATCCGTTTAAGAGAAGAAGAAAAACAATTACGAGAACAAGAGAGAGAACAGGCGCGACTAGAAAAAGAGGCGCAATTAGCAGCAAAGGTACAAGAACGCGAAACAAAAGTCCAACAAAAACTTACTCTGCAACGAGAAAAGGAAGAGAACCGAGCACAGCGAGCAGAACGTAAGATTACTTTACAAAAAGAAAAAGAAGAGACAACGCGAAATAAACTTGCAAATAAATTAGAAAAAGAAAACATACAACGAGAACGTATGGAACAAAAAAACATCCGAAAACAAGCAAAGTTAGACAAAAAACAAATTATAGAGGATGAAAAACAACGCAAAGCGCAAGCAATAAGCGCAAAAAAAGAAAAGATAAAACAAATACAACAACAAAAAATCTACGAGCAGTCGCTGACTTATATTTGTAAATTATTCAAATCGATCAAATAAATACATCAAAAAATATGATTGGAACGGTTCTCCTCCTATCATATTTTTATCGGGTTTTATGAATAAGACGGTATAGAGCAAATAGTCCAATGATCGCCAATGAACTTATATATACGTGTGTCATGTAATCAAATTTAACGGGCGCTTCGTCCGTCTGACTAGCGTTATCCGCAAGTTTGGTTCCCTCGTCTGGACCCAACTCATCGAATGCAGCAACATTTTTATCGGATAATACATTAACTGCGCCATAATATCCTGATTTATTATTTGGGACTATTGCGAACGGGGTCTGATGAACGTCCGATCCAGAAACAGCAGCAACTGTATTTTTGCATCCACATACTGATTTAGGTTTCGTCTTGTTCTCCTTGGAATTTCCTAAACTCGATGGTGCAACGTTATTAACAGATGAAACGTTTGGTGTGTAATCAAGACCTTTGAACATTGTCTCAAATTATGTATACTATATCACAACATTTATTCACAATCTGTAAAATACAGATATAAAGCCATTTTAATAAATACATTAGTAACGTAATATGTGTGGTATTTTTGCATTGTTAAACGAGGATGGCAGCGGAGATGTATTGCCGCGTGCATATATCGAAGAACAATTTAAAAAGGGACAAAAGCGTGGTCCCGAATTTTCTACACTTCAAACGGTTATGCTAAATACAATGTTTGGTTTCCATCGGTTGGCAATCAATGGTCTAAATCCCGAATCAAATCAACCGCTTTGCTACAACGACGTTGTATTGATATGCAATGGTGAAATTTACAATTATAAAGAATTATATGATATGCTGGACGTAAAACCGATTAGCAGTTCCGACTGCGAGGTGATTATTCATTTATATATCAAGTATGGCATTGATCAAACATTGCAGATGTTGGATGGAGAATTCTCATTTGCATTGCTAGACAACAGAACATATGGCGGGATTTGCAAATTGTATATTGCGCGTGACCCATATGGCGTTCGCCCATTATATTGGTTAAAGCCCAATGTAGTCAAGCCAAAGCGCGCACACTCATTCGCCTTTGCAAGTGAAATGAAAGTGTTGTATAGCATTTATAACAAGCTGAATAAGCTCACAAGAGCGGAGCGATTTCAAAACCGAGGTGACGTTAGACATACCAAGTATACAATTGAACAGTTTGCACCAGGTAGTTATATGAGTTTTGTTCAACCATTTGGGCTATCCACACAATGGTCGTATGTAGACCAAAAGATATACCACACCCCTGGGTTTCGTAGCAATATGCACCAAGACAATGAGAACATTACTGATATTATACGCAATGTGCAAATGCATTTAATCAATGCGGTAAATAAGCGGTGCGGGGCAACCGACCGACCAGTGGCGTGTTTGTTGTCAGGCGGTTTGGATAGCAGTCTTGTCGCCGCATTGGCAAACGAATATCACAAAGAACACAATTTGCCGACGTTGGAAACATACAGCATTGGACTGGAAGGAGCAACTGACTTAGCATATGCAAAAGAGGTGGCAGAACACCTCGGTACAAAACACACGACAATTGTGCTAACAGAAGATGATTTTTTAAAGGCGATTCCCGACGTGATTGCCAGCATTGAAAGTTACGATACTACAACTGTCAGGGCGAGTATTGGTAATTGGCTGCTCGGAAAATATATATCGGAACATAGCACTGCCAAGGTAATCTTGAATGGCGATGGCTCCGACGAGTTGGCGGGTGGATATTTGTATATGAAGTATGCGGGGGACAGCATTGAGTTTGACAGAGAATGCCGCCGATTACTGAAAGATATTCATGCGTTTGATGTGCTTCGGTCAGATAAGTCTATTTCATCGCACGGACTAGAACCCCGTCCACCATTTCTGGATAGGGCGTGGGTAGATTACTACTTGTCTATTCCTCATAAATTCAGATGTCTTGTCGATATTACAGACGATTCGGTAATGGAGAAACAATTGATTCGGCAAGCATTTTCAAAGGAAAATTATTTGAATAGCAACGATGCCGAATTATTGCCGAATAGCGTATTGTGGAGACGAAAGGAGGCATTTAGCGACGGTGTTTCAACCGAGAATAGGTCATTGTACAAGATTATTCAGGAACATACCGACAAAGTCGTGAAAGACCTCTTGGGCGATATGTTTGATTACTTTAAACACATTGTGGCATCAACATCGGATACTATTGCCAGAAGCCATCCAGATATGGCTATGGTAGGTGACCATCTTCTACCAAAAACGACCGAACAGTTTTATTATAGGCAGCAATTTGAGAGGCATTATTCAGGTATGGGAAAGATCCTACCCTATTTTTGGATGCCCAAGTACGTCAACGCAAAGGACGCAAGTGCACGAACACTAAAACTATACAAAGAACGTAAATAGGTCGTTGGCCAGTTATCATAAATATACATAATAAAATAATTACTATTATGTATAATGCGGGGTTAACGTATCTTCATACCAAATTAGGGTTTAGAACGCTGCGTTAAAATCAAAAACATCCGTGTCCACAGTTTTATTCGCAAGAGCATATTCAGAGTTTGTACGTTCAAAGAAATTGACCTTTGACTCAACACTGATTAGCTCCATAAAATCAAACGGGTTTTGTGATTTGTATAGCTTATCATAGCCCAATTGCAAACACAATCTGTCGGCCACAAATTCAATATATTGTGTCATTAACTTTGAATTCATTCCAATCATACGACAAGGAATGCTCTCGGTAATAAATTCCTTTTCAATATCAACCGCCTCGACTACAATTTCATAGAATCGCTTTTTGGAAACTTTCCGCTGTAATTTGGAATACAATAGAATGGCAAACTCGGTATGCAATGCTTCGTCTCTGGAAATGAGTTCATTTGAAAACGTAAGACCTGGCATTAATCCACGCTTCTTTATCCAATAAATAGCAGCAAACGACGATGAGAAAAACAGACCTTCTACCAATGCAAATGCAATTAATCTGGTAGCAAAACTGCTGCGTTTGTCATTCAGCCATTTTTGTGCCCAATTAAATTTCTTTGCAATGCACGGATAATTCTGTGTAGCCTGAAACAGTTTGGTCTTTTCGTCTTTATCTTTAATGTAGGTGTCAATCAAAATGCTATACATCTCGGAATGTATTGTCTCAATAGCAACTTGGAATGCATAAAATGCACGGGCTTCGGAGACTTGCACTTCATTCATAAACCTCGTTCCCAAGTTATCGGTAACTAACGCATCGCTGCTTGAAAAAAAGGCCAATATCATTTTAATAAATTGTTGCTCGTCCGCTGTTAGCTTGGCCCAGTCATTTAAATCTTGCGCCAAGGAAATCTCCCCAGTATGCCAGAATGAATCAATTGAACGCTTGTACATATCCCAGATATCATTGTATTGAATTGGGAACATTACGTAGCGGTTCTCGTCAGGCGTCAATAACGGTTCGGTCACAACAGTATTATCGGACATTCTTGTCTAAATAATATAGAGGGCAGATTTTATTTCCTTTTCCGATAATGTTAGCGGTTGGGCCCCACTCAATAAATGCCCACCGAATCAAAAATAAAATAAAATATATATTTATTGTAAATGGACATCACAACGTTTAACCGACTTTTTTTATTTTTTCTGTTCGGAGCTACCGCAATTAGTTTTTACCTCTTCATAGATGTTTTAGTAAGAAAAAACGTAAAATATGCAAGTTTGTGTAATGCGTGGCAATTCCCAATGTTGTTAGCAATAACGGCAGAGGTGTTGTACATAGAGTCATAGTAGTCTAGCAAAATGGGAACTATTGGTATTAGTTTGTGGATCACATAAGAATTCTTTTCATACTGTATACCAACGATTACAATATGAAAAACCGATCTAGACAGAATAGTTTAGATTTTGGAGAAGAGCCAAACGAGGATAAGAGGCGTGGGCGAAAATCAAAAAAAAATAACAATGCAGAATTGATGAATGAATTTAGAGATGAAATTGATAATGAAAGTAGCATTGCAAGCCAACGCGCCTACTATGAGAACTTACATCACGCAACGAGCAATGAACGCGCATTGTTTGATGCAAAGTTTACTAAACCCAAGAATGATAGCCAGACCTACTATGCCACATTATTAAAGCAGAAATCCAAAAAGATTGTGGTTGCGACTGGTCCAGCTGGCACAGGCAAAACGTTGTTCGCAACTGAATATGGTGTAAAAATGTTTTTAACAGGACAATATGAGAAATTGGTATTTACACGACCGTCGGTCAGCGTGGACGAGGATTTAGGTTATTTGCCAGGAACATTAGAAGATAAAATGGCGCCGTGGGTCCGTCCTATATACGATGTATTATACAACTTTATTAGTCCAAAAGAGGTTACGTGTCTAATGGAAGATAAAATCATTGAAATTTCGCCGCTGGGGTTTATGCGAGGTAGGACATTTAAAAACTGCTGGATAGTAGCAGACGAGATGCAAAATTCTAGTATATCCCAGATGAAAATGTTGATGACGCGTTTGGGCGAAAATAGTCGTTTAGTAGTGACTGGCGATTTAGAACAATATGACCGAGTGAATGAAGTGAACGGCCTAGAAGACTTTTTAAGCAAATTTAAAGGAAAACGGTCATCTAGCATTTCAAGTATAGAATTCTATAAAAGCGATATACAGAGAGAAGAAGTAGTAAAGGAAGTATTAGACATATATGGTGGCGACATGCCAGCAGATTACATTACAGAAGATGTAGACTACGAGAATGAAAATGAAAAATAATATACGAGATTAATTTCGCCTCCTATTTTATAGCATGTTCCCAAAGATATCTTTGCCCAAACTAAGCAACCTAAAATACAATTTTGCGCCACTTCTTCGCAATAAGGTCGTACTATATGCATTCCTAGCAATGACACTAGTGCAAGTATTATTTTTTGTAAATAGCGGAGATATAGCCGCTGTCGTAACATTGGGGTTGATTGGTTTCCTCACATCGTTTTTTAGTAAAAATATGATTGTTATCATGTTTGTCGCATTGACTGTATCTAGTCTATTGCAGTATGGCATT